GTCAAGACGGATGGGTGGTGGCGCCACTCACCAACGGCACGTATGACCGTCCCTGCCCATAACAAGCCGTCCGATGAAAATCACGCGCACAACGGCAACGCGTGAAGGCAGAGATCACAAAGCGATGGCGGGGAAGCGAGAAATGCCCGCAAGAACGGGCAACGAGCCAGGAAGCCTGGACAGGCTGTTTAACGCGGAATGCACTGCGGTAGCGGCATTCCCGACATCAGAAATGATGGTGGCGCCCTTCTCAAAGATGCCGCAGACAGAAGTAGCGGCGTCCACGGCTTTGTCGAGGAGCGACGGCGGAGCGACGGGATGACGCACCGCCGCTGACGCAAGCAAATTAGGAGATGAGCCGTCGTCGGCGGGTAAAATGTCCCACTCCGTGTGGAACACGATCGAGAAGTTGTCCAAGGTTGATGTACCGAAGATGAGCAAGCCAATCTGTGCCATACTGTCATTAGGTGCGATTGTCGTGGAAGTACCCGTAACTTGAGGCAACAACGACTCCCACGAACGCACGTCAAGGGGATAGTCGGTAACATGGACTGGCTTTGTCATCAATTGATAAGCAGTAAAGGTCTTCATCTCGGTCTTGGACTGAAGGGTGGTAGAAACCTGACCAAAATTCGTATAATTGAACGGGTCGATAAGAGTACGGATGACTCCGGCGCGCACGGAGGACGTAGGCAACAACGCGCCGACGGCAGTAGGCCCGTTGCACGTGATCGTCATCGCCAAACGATGCAACCGCGCGCGTCCAGGAGGCAAGCCCGTGGTCAGGTTTGCATCAATGTTCGTACCCGCATTGCCCAACGTAACGTTGAGTCCACGCACGCCCAACAAGTTCGGAATAATACCGCCAGTACCGAACGTATGGGCGATGTTGGACTCCCAGGCGCCCAACAACATGACATGCGTATCACCGTTCACCGCTGAAATGTTCAACTGAGCACGATCGCGTATGCGGACAGTGGGCGTGTACTGCAAGCATTTGGGCACCCAGGCGTTCTCGCTGAACACTGGGTTGAGGATTTCGTGCGCAAGCCGCGGCTGCGCTTTCGACTTGGCCGTACGCGCGCGCCTTGGCATAGCGCGAACGCGTTGAGGGCGCTTCTTGGCCTGAGCTCGCTTCTGCTTCGACACCATAGCCAAGCGAAACTCCGAAAGAACACCCCGTGACTTATTGGTCGCAGTCTCTTGTGCAACGGGGTAATTCATAAACTGTCTTAGACAGTCCAGCCTAAACTGCGGGCGGAGGACGCTAAGTCGTCACTTGATCAACGCCGCCCCCCTTTAACGACAAGGGTACGGTACCGTAGACATTCCCGGATCGGCTTCCACTCGGATCAGACGTGTTCCCACGCTCCGAGCAGGGTTGCAAGGCGGGTGAGCCGAGAAAAAACCCGCCAG